GATAATGATACCTCATTACCAACAGAATTGGTAAAGAATGCAGATGACTTTGCTGCACAAGAAGCGGCATTGGATTCCGACTCTCACACATTAATTGCTCGTTACCCAGGTGCACTTGGTAACTCGCTAAAAGTTTCAATCTGTCCACCAAATGATTCTGCATTTGCTGCATGGACATACGCAAGCGAATTTGATGCTGCTCCAAGCACATCAAGTTATGCTTCTAATAAATCAGCAACCAATGATGAAATTCATGTTGTGGTTGTAGATAATGATGGTAACCTTACAGGAACAAAGGGTACCATTCTAGAAAGATATCCATTTGTATCGGTAGCAAACGATGCAAAAAATACTGATGGTACAACAAATTATGTCAAGGACGTAATTAATGGTAGATCAGAATATGTCCACTTTGTAGGACATGATTCAGATTATACAGTGGCCAGAGGTAATGGAGTTGTTGACAGTGGAGATGATTTTGATCCAGGGTTAACAACAGCAACTGATCATACATTTGCAAAAGGTGTGAATTCCGGTGCATTAGGTACATCAGAATACATGGCAGGGTATGACCTATTTGAAGATAAAGACATTGTGGAGGTAGATTTCCTCATTGCTCCTTCAATGGTATCACGCACTGATCAAACAACAGTGGTAAATGATCTTATTTCCACTGCAGGGTCTACACGTAAGGACTGTGTTGTTTGTGCATCGCCTGCAAGATCAGATGTTATCAATTTGACTAACACTGCAACAATTACTTCAAACATCACAACAACTGCTGACACATTTACTAATTCATCATACCTTGTTTCGGATGGTAATTTCCTAAAGGTATATGATAAGTACAATGACCAATACATCCAGATTCCTGCTGCGTCATCAACAGCTGGTATCATGGCGGCTACAGATTTAAGTAGGGCACCATGGTTCTCTCCTGCTGGTACACGGCGAGGTCAATATTTAGGAATTACAGCAATTACTTGGTCACCAACCAAGGCACAAAGGGATACACTATATAAAGCAGGTGTAAACCCAATTGCTAATATTCCAGGTCAAGGTGTTCTATTGTTTGGAGACAAAACAAAATTAGGTCGTCCATCTGCATTTGATAGAATTAACGTCCGAAGACTATTCCTAGTCCTTGAACGTGCTATCGGTAAAGCAGCTGAACAGGTTATGTTTGAGTTTAACGATGAGTTTACTCGAGCAGAATTTGTCAACATTGTAGAACCAGTACTGAGAGAAGTAAAAGGTCGAAGGGGTATTACAGACTTTAAGGTTGTCTGTGATGAAACCAACAACACAGCGGCAGTTGTTGATCGTAACGAGTTTATAGCTAATATCTTTATTAAACCAGCTCGTTCAATCAATTACGTCACTCTTAACTTTGTTGCTGTTCGAACAGGTGTTGACTTCGAAGAAGTCGTAGGCACGGTGTAAGGAGGTAAACAATGGCTATTTTAGGAGTTGATGATTTTAAAGCAAAACTAAGAGGTGGTGGCGCTCGCCCCAATCTGTTCCAGGTAACAATTAACTATCCAGGCTTTGCGGATGGTAACCCTGAACTAACATCTTTCTTGGTAGAGGCTGCTGAACTTCCAGGTTCAACATTTGGGCAAATTGTGGTACCATTCCGTGGTCGCCAGTTAAAAATGGCTGGTGATAGAACATTCGCAGAATGGACAACAACAATTATAAACGACACAGACTTTGCCATCCGTGATGCTATTGAGCGTTGGATGAATGGTATTAATGGCCATAATGCAAACACAGGTCTGGCCGTACCAGTTGCCTATGAAGCAGACTTAAAGGTTGAACAATTGGATCGTGAAGGGGATATTATTAAGACATATAATTTCCGTGGAGCGTACCCACAAGATCTTTCACCAATTGCATTGTCCTTCGGTGACAATGATAATATTGAAAGATTCACATGTACCTGGGCATTCCAGTACTGGGAATCCAATACTACAACTTAAATAAATAAACGGAAAGGCCGGTAGGTCCGGCCTTTTCAATTATTACAGAGGACTGACATGGCAGAAAATGATGGCTTAAAACTTTTTGGTTTTGAAATAAAAAGAGCCAAAAATAAGGATGAAGAAAAGAGACCATCCATTGTCCCACCACGGGACGATGAAGGTGGTAGCTATGCCACAGCTTCTGGTACACATTATGGACAATACCTAAATCTAGATGGTGATGATTCTAAGGATAATTACCAATTAATTATGAAATATCGTGGCAATGCAATGCACCCAGAAGTGGATGCTGCTATTGAGGATATTGTAAATGAATCAATTACTGGTAGTGAACTGGAACAAACACTTGATATAAATTTGGATGATGTTAAAGTACCAGATAAAATTAAAAAATTAATTAAAGAAGAGTTTGACTACATCTATGGTATGTTAAACTTTAAAGAGCTTGGCCACGATATCTTTCGACGTTGGTATGTTGACGGCCGTTTATATCATCACTTAGTACTTAACAATGATAACCCTAAGGAAGGTATCCAAGAGATTCGCCCTATTGATGCTGCTAAAATGCGCAAGGTTAAAAAGGTTAAGTATAAAAAGGATCCTGTGACAGGAGCCAAGGTTGTAGAAAAAACTGAAGAGTTTTTTATCTATCAGGAAAAGCCTGGTAGTTCTACAAGTGGAATAAAAATGACAAATGACTCTGTGTCATATGTTACATCAGGACTCTTATCAGAGGACCGTAAAAAGATTGTATCCCATCTACACAAGGCATTAAAACCTATTAACCAATTGCGTATGATGGAGGATGCTCTAGTTATTTACAGACTTGCAAGAGCACCAGAACGTAGAATTTTTTATATTGATGTTGGTAATTTACCTCGTGGTAAATCTGAACAATATATGAAGGATATTATGGCAAGGTACCGTAATAAACTTGTATATGATGCCAAAACAGGTGAGATTAGAGATGACCGTAAACACCAATCACTGCTTGAGGACTTTTGGTTACCTCGTCGTGAAGGTGGTAGAGGAACAGAAATATCGACACTACCAGGTGGTGAAAATCTAGGACAGATTGATGATATCGTTTATTTCCAAAAACGTATGTATCGTTCATTAAATGTTCCTATTTCCAGACTTGATACGGAATCCGTACAAGGTATACTTGGTAGATCAACAGAAATTAATAGAGATGAACTAAAATTCCAAAAGTTTATTGACAGACTTCGTATGAGGTTTTCACACCTCTTTTATGGAATCCTTAAGAAACAACTTGTGATGAAAGGTGTTTGTACTGAGGATGATTGGGAAGAATGGAAAAGTGACATTACGGTTGATTATATTAAGGATAATCACTTTGCAGAACTACGTGATGCAGAAATGTTACAAAATAGATTGGAATCATTAGATAGAGTTCAGAACTATGTTGGAGAATATTTTTCTAAAGAATGGGTGATGAAAAATGTACTAATGTTAAATGATGAAGATATTGAAGAAATGCAAAAACAAATGTCAGGCGAGGAAGAACAGGAACCTGAGGAGGAACCACCACAGGCACCACCACAAGAGGAACCACCTCAACAACAACCTCAAGGACAAAAACATAGTATTGACATTAATGTGAATAATGGAGACAAATAATGGAAGATGAAGTACAAGATTATAATGATGTACAAGGTATGATTGGTCATGCAATGGATCAGGATTGGAATAAAGCCAATAAAATTTTTGGTGATATTATGACAATGAAGGTCCAGGATATGCTTGATCAAGAAAAGGTCAGATTGTCCGACCAGATTTATAATGGGGCAGAGGCAGATGATGAAGAGACACCAACCGATGAGGAACAATTAGAGTTGGATCTTGATGATGATGTCACTGACGAGGAAATGGAGGATGTCCTTGATGACGAAGAAGAGTTTGATGACGAGGAACCTGAAGTTCCTGAGGAAGAAGCTCCGGAAGAATCCGAAGAATCGTAAAATTATAAATAATATGTAATTATATAACCATGAAAACATTTAATCAATTAAGAGAATTAACTGGTAGAAAACCTAAAGGGCAATTAGTACTCAATAAGAAATTAGGTAGAATACAAGTTATGGTATATAAGGAACCACAAGGTTTTGTGGCCTATATTGATGGCGATAGATTGGATGTTTATAAATCAAAAGCAGAGGCCGAAAAAGCGGCCACAGCTATGGTAAAGGTATTAAAGAAATGAAACTGATTGCAGAATATACAGAACAGAACCTTGAGGTTCTTACAGAGGCTACAAAGTCTGGTGGTAAGAAATATGCCATCGAAGGTATTTTTATGCAAGCAGAAACTAAGAATAGAAACGGCCGGGTATACCCTAAAGCAGTTATGGAAAGTGCTCTTAACAAATATACAACAGAGCAAGTAGCCAAAGGGAGAGCAGTGGGTGAATTGAATCATCCAGAAGGACCGACCGTAAATCTAGATAAGGTTTCCCACAAGATAGAATCCCTTGATTGGAAAGGGAACGACGTTGTGGGTAAAGCGACTATATTGGAAACTCCTATGGGTAAAATTGTACAAGGTTTGCTCGAAGGTGGTGTCAATCTAGGCGTATCGACTCGTGGTATGGGAAGTTTGAGTAGAGGTAATGGCGCTATGGTTGTACAGCCTGACTTTATGTTAAATGCTGTCGACATAGTTCAAGATCCATCTGCACCTAGCGCATTTGTTAATGGGATTATGGAAGGTGTTGAATGGGTATGGAACAACGGTATTATCGAAGCCAAACAAATTGAACAAATGGAGACTGAAATTAAGAAAGCTCCACGCACCGATCTTTATGAGACACAGGTTCGTGAGTTTAAGAATTTCCTCTCGTTACTTAAACATAAAATATAAGGAGTCAATGATGACTGATGAAAATCAAGTAGAAGATCAGGAAGTCGAACTCCATGACGAAGTAACAGACGAAGTTGTGGAAGAGGCTCATGATCCTAAAAATGCTGAGGCTCAATCAGTGCAAGCGACTGATAAGGCTGGTGAAGTTACCAAACGTGCTCCTGCACGGAAAGGTGACAACACTAAGCAAGATCCAATGCCAAAAACTAAAGCAGGCATGATGTCTGCAGCAGTTGGTGCAATGCAAGGAATGTCAAAAGAAAAACTCGGTGGAGTGCTGTCAACACTTATGCAGTCAACAGATGCCGAATCTTTCGAAGGCGAACCAATTGCAGAGGACAATGTAGATCTGGATTACAAGGCAGACTTTAACGAAGATCTAACAGCATTGGTAAATGAAGAAGCTACACTGTCTGATGAGTTCAAGCAGAAAGCAGAAACAATCTTTGAAGCAGCAATTAAATCAAAGCTGTCTGAAGAGATTGACCGTCTTGAAGCAAAATACGAGGAAGAACTAGCTGAAGAAGTATCAACTACTAAAGCTGATCTCGTAGAGAAGGTCGACAATTACCTAAACTACGTAGTTGAACAGTGGATGGAAGACAATGCTCTTGCAATCCAAACTGGTCTACGCACAGAGATTGCAGAAAAATTCATGAACTCACTTAAGGATCTGTTTACAGAATCTTATATCGAGGTACCTGAATCTAAGGTTGATCTTGTTGACGAACTTGCTGCAGAGGTAGAAGAGCTTGAGGAAGCACATAATCAAGCAATTACCAAAACAATGCAGATGCAGGAAGAACTAGAAACTCTAAAGCGTAATGCAATTATTGCAGAAGCTGCAGAAGGTCTAGCTGCAACACAAGTTGAAAAGCTCAAGAAACTGGCTGAAGATGTAGACTTTGAATCAGAAGAAACTTTTACTGAAAAAGTTGCTACTATCAAGGAATCATACTTCACTAAGAAAACCACTGAAGCCGCTGACATTGAGGAAGAGGTAACTGAAGATGGTGAAAACATCATCGAGGCTACATCTGACGTAATGGCTCAGTACCTTTCAGCAATTCAAAAAGCAAACAAATAATTGGGAGTCCAATAAATGAACACTAATTTTTCATCTTACGATAAGTTGATCGAAAAGTGGGCGCCAGTACTGAACGAAGAATCAGCCGGCTCCATTAAAGATCATCACAGAAAGGCAGTGACTGCTGCTATTCTGGAGAACCAGGAGATTGCATTCCGTGAGGAAGGCATGCTTAACGAAGCTGCTCCTACAAATAACACTGCAAATGCGGCTAACTGGAATCCAGTATTGATCGCACTTGTAAGACGTGCAATGCCAAACCTAATGGCTTATGACATGTGTGGCGTTCAGCCAATGTCAGGTCCAACAGGCTTGATCTTTGCAATGAAATCAACATATGAAACAACCAAAGCTGGTGTTTCTGCTGGCGACGAAGCTCTATTCAGTGAAGCAGCTGTTGGTTTCTCTGGCGATTCTGCCACAACAGGCAATGGTGCAAATGGTCCATCAGGTCTATCTGGTGTAACAAATGCTAACGATCCAGCTACAATCGACTCTGATCGTAATGGTCCA